GTCTGCCTCCAGTGTTTTTAATGTATATCGACAACACTGGATAAGTTAGCTAAACAACAATATTACCTTTTATAGTTGCTTTACAAAAAATTTTATATCGGAAAGCAATTGTGAAGGATATGGATATAATTTTGCTATTTACAATAAGACGGCAAAAGTTGGCATATTAAAGTTCACGACTAAAATTGAACGTGCAAGTTCAGATACAAGCGACTTCAAATTCAGATATGATATTAATAAAGTATTTAATTTGTTTAACTTACAAATATCTGATGCAATCAAAATATTAGGTGGTACATGGCAGTGCTATAATGCAGAAGGGAAAATTATCAACAAACTAATAGGTTATGGCACATGTATCGAGCAAACAAACAAGATGATAAGGCTTGCACGGTATTATAATACAGATGGATACTTGGGCGCATGGGCAGCTTCAGAATTTGTTAAAGGCTATTATATATATGGTGAATTTGTATTTTTACAGTAATATTAAATTGGAAATATATATAAAATTTTCAAAAACAATATTTCTTTTAATTACTCCTTAATATCAACATTCGGCTATTTAATTAAATTATTTGAGTCGCTTCAATGAGTCTCCAAGATGGTTTTCCTTTATATGTATCGCCCAATGTACGAATATATATAGGTCTTGAAGTTTCACTAGCATGAGGTATGTATATTTGACATGTGCCCCATATAGATTCATATTTTGACAATAATGTTATAAGAACACCATATCCATATGCACCTTGAGGCATTCCTGCTATGCTACTAGGATATTGTGTAGTTATAATGTGAATATATAATGGTTTATGAGAGCTAAAAAGCCCACTATCTATATTTATACTACCTCCAGAACTAATACCATTGTCACCCATTGTTCCAATAATATTGTTGTTTAGCTCACTTATCATGCTGTTATTGTTCTTTATCCCATCTTCCATGTGATTCAGCCTTGCTGCACTCCACGGTGTGCCTCCACCTGGTCCGTTTTTCCATATTTGCTTAACATATTCTATAAAATTCATAATGTCTGTTTCCTTTCTTAATCAAAATCTAGACCCATTCACTATTTCCTGGGCTATATTTATATGAAGCAATTATTGTGTTATCTATATATATTCTAAGATAAGTTCCATCCCAACCAAATGAAATATCGTTAGCTGAAGTCCTATTTAAAGCTGCTCCACACCAACCAATATTTTGATTATATAATTTAAAAGAATCTGTCTTTATCCCTCCTATAACAGATAGAGCACAATCCTTATAATAATTAGTACCATTATTACAAATGCGAACATATCCCTTGCCTATTTTTGTGTATTTTTGAGAATTTGGCTGATACCATAATGTTATACTATCTCTAAGCACTGAAACTTCTGTGCCAGCGGATCCAGTTATAATAAGTCCATCTCCACTGCCATCATCACTATTAGATACCAATGTAAGTGTATTTATATTTTCTTTATTTCTTGCATGTATTCCGTGTGGATGTATTAGAGTATATGTATTATTGGTTGAATCAAGCATCTTAAGATATCCACCAAAAAGGCATGCTTCAGAGTCAAATGTATTACCCGACTCCTGTAATTGACCATACGAACACATTTTACCTTCTGCTGTTATAAAGAATGTATAATCAAACACATTATTCTTTTCCTTAGTAACTTGTAATATATGCGTTGATGGCTTTTCTGCTTTGTGTAACGATACATCATATGTCACATCATTATAATCGTATGATGAATATATTGACTTATCACCTATTTCCCAGCCGCCGACTGTACCACCATCAACGACAATGTTTTTACACTTAGTTATCCTTCCATCTGACGTAAGCGTAAAGTTATCAGAGTCTATAGCAATTCTATTTCCCGACAGGTTAAGTCCACCTTTTGCCGTAATGTTAATAGTATCAGCAATAGCCTCAATAGCGCTCTTTAGCTGACCATCCTTATTCTCTATTAATGCTTTCAAGCTTGCAGATGTAGCATAATCCCCCAGCTTTGCTTTTACCGCCGCAGTTATACTTGTCTGACCTGGGCTTATAGATTCTATAATATCTGATGTCGTAGAGTAATTTTTTAATGCGGTATCAGTATAACCAGTAGCATTTGTTGTAGCTGTCCCTGCTGCATCATCTGCATACTTCTGTGTAGCATATGTTGCCTGTAGAGAAGCTGTTATTGAAGACTTATCATCCTTAATTTCCTGAACAATCCGGTTAACCATTTCGGTTGTAGTAGAATAGTTGTTAGCTAAATCCTTTCTAACGCTCGTAAGCTCACCTGTTATATTATCTACAGCTACATCATGCCGGGCGAATCTGTTAAGCATATAGGCTGTTTCTGTGTTTGATATCTCTTCCCACACCCAAGCATCATCTTTCTTTGTAAATCTCCAGGTCTTATTAGCCGTTGGATTATATGCTATGGCTCCTACATGTAGAGCGTATGCTGAATCATTATATTGCCACGTATCTGTTTCAAGTGGATACCAGTCTTCCGCAGGATATACTGGGACAAAAAACTCCGTCGCCGGATAATTATCCAGGGTTGGAATTTCCGATACCGTATATGCATTAAAATCTCCGCCTATCCGCTTATACGTTTCTGACACATATGTTTTAACACTATCAGCTGACAGCTTTATAGCTGATTCCATATCCTTTGTAACCGTATAATTCTTTAAGGCATCAGTTAATGCATTTGCTGCAGTACCTTCTGCTGCTGACTGTGCTGCACTTGCCACTCCATCTGCATATTCCTTGGTAGAATTTATTCCATCTGTAAAATCTGTCGTAGTTGTATACGTTTTAGATATTGAAGATGTAATGCTTTCCTCACTCTGACTTATAAGAGATTTTGCAGATTCAGTTGTTATATAGTTATCCTTGATATCAACCTTAACCCTGCTAACTTCCGCTGTTATCCCATCAATAGCAACCTGGAACGCTGTATGCTTATTAAGCATATAAGCAGTCTCTGATGATGATATTTCAGTCCATCCATATGTCCCAGATGGCTGTTTAAGAAACTTCCAGGCACGATTAGCACTTTTCACATAAGCAACTGCTCCAGCGTGCTTAGCGTACTCTTCCTGTGTGTATTGCCAGGTATCAGTTTCAAGTGGATACCAGTCTTCCGCCGGATATACCGGCACAAAGAATTCTATTGCTGGATAATTGTCAAGTGTTGGAACTTCTGTAATATCATATATTTCAAATGTACCATTAAGCTGCTTAGTAACGTCCGACATATCTATCTTAAAGCTGTCTAATGTTGTCTTAACATCACTGAACTTACTTTTTATAGAATTGCCTTCCTCATCTATATCCGTCCACCAGAGCTTATGCTCTATGAATGTTTTAGCCTGCAGCATAGTAGAACCCCATGCCTCAGAACCACCATCAATGTAACTGTTAATAGTCTGAAACGTACTCTCTAATGTCTGTTCTGTTGTATCAACGTGTATTTTACTTGCTTTAAAGGTATTGCTCTTATCAGCATTCATAACGCTGAACACGCTATCTATATCAAGCTTCTTTCCTGATATAGCAGCATTATCAGATACCATATCATTCCGGATAATCGCTCTCTTAATACCTGATTCCTGAATACCATACAACGGGTCAAACATCAGATTTCCGTCTTTATCCCAGATATAGATGTTATAATCACCTGATGCATCCTTACCTAGCTGTATTCGCACACGTTCCTTATCGCTTATCTGAATAGTATTATCCTTCCAGATAGACTTGCCATCCTCACTATGCACATTCATTACTGTTGTATTAATGTCTATGCCAGTAAGCTTATCAAATGCCAGGTCTTTAATCATTGCACTTGTTATCTGTGCATTACCAATAACCGAAACAACAGAATTAGCAAAATCCGTTGTTATAGTTGTGCCGGCAGCCGAACCGAACAGAAGTGTGTTCACCTTTTCTACATCAACATTCAGGTCCTTAACACTTGCTTTTATTGCTTCAAAGTCAGTTGCCTTTAAATCTGCAAATTCACCGCTAAGCGACTTAAGGCTCTCAATCGTTGCATATGTAATCTTTGCCACGTTCGACTTAAGATAATTGTTCCGGATATTCTCCAAGTCATTGTTAATAGATACAATTGTTTCTGCCTGTACTGTATTAGCCTTAACCCATTCTGCATCAACTTTCTTAGTTATAAGCTCCTTTACCAATATCAAATCCGAATATATTCTCTTATTCTGCTGTGTTGTTGGTCCTTTGAAGTCTACTTCCTGCTCTGTCTGTGTCTTACCATAAGATGTTATAGTCATAGCAAGACCACCATCATATTCCTGCTGGATGTTCATCACAGGCACCTTGTAGGCATCTTCACCATCTTCCACAGTAATCATATCCCACGGATCCAGGCGAACATCTCCTAATGTCTTAACAGATGCACCCCTGTAACTGAACCCACTAAGCTTCTTAAAGATATTATCAAGCCTGTCCTGTGTCATAAATGGATTATCAAATGTAACACCAAGTATTCCACCGCCAGATGTTAAAGTTGTAGAGTTATCAACATTACATGATAACTTTTCCAGATTATAATTGCTTTCATCTTTCTCAAAGCTCATTATCCTTGTCACATCCAGCTTATAATCCACATCTGAATACCACTTAATAACAATAGTTCCTGTTCTGTCAACACATGCAAAGCCACCTGCCATAGAAGCGATATATCCTATCATTTCCCTGTATGTATATCCAACTGGCTTAGTATCTATCATAATAGACGAATCTATGCCACTCACATCAGCAGGAACACCGCACCCAGCACTTATCTCATTCATAACAGATAATGCACTTGCCGGATAAGAAAGTTCAGATACATATACTCCTGTAGTCCTCATCATTCTGTCATATGCCGTAAATGTGGTTGTTGCCTGGTCACTTGTAGGATGTTCCGCTGTAAATAATCCAACAGGTACATATTCATACTTTCCAGTAGGAAGTTTCAATCCTATCTCTATAGGTATCTCTGTATTTTCGAACAGCTCACCTATCTTCTTAATAGTAAGTTCTATCTTGGCAGACACTGCCGAACCTAACTGCAGGTATTCTTCAGAACTGCTTGAAGTTTCATAACTGAGTTTCTTAAAGTTAGCATATACCCATTTATCATTAATCTTAAGACGTCCCCTGAATGTTCTGGAAGGACTTCTTATCGTAGCTTTATACGCATCAGATACATTGTTATACATAGGCTTATCTCCTATTCAATCATGAATTCAAGTGCTGCCATATTCTTAGATGTTGGTACATCATACTTATCTGTATCGCACATTTCAAGTACGCTCATTGGGATAGTCATAATCTCAACTTCAACATCAAGATTAGCTATATCATCCAGCTCCTTAAGCGCCTCTTTCTTGACCTTTTCACTAGGGAATACAATCTCATTGTCTTTCCATTCATACTCACCATTCTTATCCTTGGATGCCTTTTCATCCAGGACTTTCTTATTCTGTGCAGCTGCAGTGTCACACTCTGCTAACAATACCTTTAAGTTCTTGGCTATTGCATAATTAAGCTTTACTGGAAAATGTGCATTAATACCCTGTAATGCCACTGCCTTATTTCTTATATCACTAACTTTCAATGTCTGTTTCATGTTAATCTCCTTACTGTTGTATCAATGATACGCTTGCACTCCTGTAATAGAAGATACCATCACTCAGTTCTCCTAGCACTTCTTTGCTAAGTGTACCTCTGTATGTTGTTATTGTTATATCCTGTCCATCATCATGAAATGTTACAGGGAAGAAGCCGGCAATCAGCTTATCCTTTATAAGTACCAGTTCCTCTTCTGTTAACACTCCCCATCCAATAGACAGTGTTTTCTTCTCGGCTACTACATCTCCTAACATAGTTCCGTCCAATGCTCTGCCAGTTGATGAAGACCATATGATTTCATCATCAACCTTTAAACTTACCGGTGCAGGAAGTTCCACACCACCAGCCTGTATTATCATCACATCACCCTTTCAAAAAAGGACCTATGTGCTATTACACACATAAGTCCTCTGCATTTAAGTTACAATATCTCACATTTTCCTGTCTGCTTTGTATGCTCGTTAATCTTATCAACTACATACTTCTTAAGGCTCTTTCCATCTAGCTGTATATCAAGATCTAATGTTTCCAGTATCTTAAGGATCTGCTTAAGAATACTTATAGCTTCGGCTAACAGTTCAGCACTAGATGCCATAGCTGCTGCCTTCTGTGCCATATCGATAAGCTTATCCTCTGGTGCTACAACTTCTCCTTGGTGTTTATTATCACCAATCATTGCAAGCTGTGGAGTGTTTGGCTTTACATATCCACCTTCTGCAAGGTATGGGATACTACCAAATCCAACTTCCGGTAAATCAAACCCGAAATGGTCACCACCTATAACCGGTACCCAATCAGGTACATCAAAGCTTAAAGTATTCACCCTGCGGACTATCCAGTTAATACCACTTTCTAATCCATCAAGCATACCATTTATAAGTCCTATTACCATATTAATAGGCCCTTTGGCGATATCTACAATGCCACCAAATATATTATCAAATGCATTTATAATTCCATTCCATACATTTGACCAGGCACTACTAAACGTATCTCCAACGAAATCTACAATATTCCATAATGCATCTTTAATTCCGTCAATTACTGAAATAACTGCATTAAATATTGCCATAAGCACTTTATCAAATACTGACTTTATCGAAGATAATATATTTCCTATCGCAGTAAATATATCTTTTAGTAAATTAATCACTATATCTACAGTACCTTTAACCAGATTTACTATAAGAGAAACAATTACTTTTATGATACCCCATATAGCCTCAAGACATCCTTTAATGATATCCTTTATGCCTTGCATACACTTATCAATATCACCTGTAAATATTCCGTTAAGGAACTCTATTACACCTTTGAGTATATCCAAAACACCTGTTACAATTTTTGTTATTGCACTAATTGCGCCAGAAATAATTGCAACAATTTCATCAAAAGATGGGCCTAATAAATCTATCACAAAGCCTATTACATTTTTTATTAAATCATATAATTCCATTATAAAATCTGTGATAGTTTTAAAGAATGGTGTTATATATAAATCTGTCCAGTCTTTAACATCTGTCTCATGCTCTTTTAGATAACCTGCTACTAATAAAAAAGCATCTCCTATGGAATTTATGACATCGACAACAATGCCACCTGTCCATTCAGCTATAGGCTTAAAGAAGTTATCCCAAGCAGATTCAAACACCGGATTAAATACATCTAATACCGTGTTAAGTAATTCAAAAGCATCTGCTAACGTATTAATATAAGTCGGTATTAAATCTTCTATATACCAACTTGCCAGTGGTACTAACACATTGTAATAAGCCCATTCCAATCCAGAAAACAACTTTTCTGTTAATGGTTGTACCGCTCTCTTGAGATTGTCAAGTGATGATACAAGATTATCAAATGATATTGCCTTTAATGGTTCCAGGGCTTTCTTTACCTTGTCTGCCATATCGGATATTGCACTTGATACATTCGCTGTACTTCCACTTACATCCGGTACAATGTCTACACTTCCAATACCTGATGTTGAATCTGTACCTGAACCCGAAGAGCTGCTATCATCCGTCGGCTCTGTAAGCTTATTTATCTGGTCAAAGCCTGCAAGGGACTTCTCAATATCCTTTGCTGTCTTCTTAGCTGCATCTCCTATTCCACTTACATTATCTGCAGCACCTCCAGCATCATCTCCTATGCCTGCTATATCGGCACTTATACTTCCCATAGAGGATGATATATCGGCACCTGTAAGCATCTGCACGAAACTAGCGAATCCATCTGCCAATTTCTGCAGTCCTGCAAGCAGACTATTAAATCCACGCAGAATAGGTGTGAATAATGCTATAAAACCTTTACCAAGACTAGCTTTCAACTGTTCGAATCTAAGCGATAATATTCTTGTCTGATTAGCCCAGGAATCCTGTGTCTTAACAAAGTCTCCTGTGGCATTAGATAATGCACTTGTTACATATTGATAACGTAGCATTACCTTTTCCTGCTCTGTCATCTTGGCTGTTGTCTTACCGAAGCCATTATTAAGCGCATACTGGTCAAGGTTGGTCTGAGTCATTACAACACCAAGATCCTTGAGTGTTTCCGTCTCGCCAGTCCAGATTGATTTCAGCTTTGCATATGCCTCATCTGTCCCAAGATTATAGAATGATGCAACATCTCCTGTTAAACCAGTTACATTTTCAGCCATATCAAGTGCCGCATTACCTGTAATATCCATAGCATTACTCATCTGGCCAAACACACCCATGTACTTCTTAGCCGACAATTCCGATAAGCCGAAGTTAGTCATAGCATTGGAGGCCCATTGGTCTGCCTGCCAGCTTAAGTCCTTAAACGCTGTATCAACTACATTCTGCACTTCTGTGACATTCGAACCTACTTCTATACAAGATTTGATAAAAGCTCCTGTTGCAACTGTTCCAAATGCTGCTACTAATTTTTTCCTTATGGTTCTAATAAATCCAGATGCATTTTTTGTTGCATTTTTTGACATAACTGTCATTTGCTTTGAGATACTATCATTTGTCTTTTCAGTTTCTTTAACAATATCATTAGATACATTAGATAAATTACTTCCCATATTTGACATTTGTTTAGTGAACTCATTATTTAAATTAATAAACTGCTTACTCGCTCGTGTAACAGTTTCTGATAACGTACTTGACACTTGTTTTGTAAATTCACTATTTATTTCAACAAACTGCTTATTTATGCTATCTGTTGCTTTATTAAGTTCTTCTAACCACTCACTTGTATCTAAACCCAATGTAAGATAAATACTTGCAATTTCTGTATCTGACATTTCCCCTCCTTTCTGGCACGAAAAAAGCTGCCTACTTCTTTGAGTAAGCAGCCTTAAAATCTCTTTGTAATCGTGTCCAATATTCTATATACTGTGGTGTTCCCACCATTTTCTTATTACGTCTGATAATCCAGTCATTACGGATTTTCCGCTGTTCCCTGGTGAAATTCTTAATAACTTTCGTGTCCTTTTCTGCTCTTATACTTACCACTCTTCCCAGTGGTGTTTCCGGCATTATTCCAGATAATAAAGAACAAAATTCCGCCCATGACATATCATCTTCCGTCCGCAATCGTATACCATACTGTGACAGGAAGCTTGATTCTATCAGCTCCCAGTCATCATATATGTCATAATATGTTTCACTATGAGGGTGTATTCTCCTCTCCATATGTGCCTGCAGCAACGCCCATTATTGCATTATACATTTCTTTATATTCCGGAAGCGGTAAGTCCATAGCCTCAATATTATCTGCTGCCTCTTTGCCAATAAGCATTTCAAGAGCCTTTGTTATAAATTTCACTTCGTTGTTATTATCTTTCTTCTTTTCAGACTCAGCAGCCATAGCCTGTACCTTAAGAATTGTGTTCTTCCTGTTATTAACAGTTACAACTAAATCATCTGTAATACGAATCATAGGTAACTGGTTAGTTATCTTCATTGATATGTCTATTACTTTAAAATCTGTCTTTGCCATTATCTTATTTCCTTTCTTTTATCTCTAAGCTACATGTTCTATATATGTTGGTCTTCCGTCAGACTGCGCTTCCCACTCAAGAGCTTCCGCACTTGTTGAATCTCCTGCCATACTTGTCACATTAATTACCGCTGGAATAATAAGCTGATCAAGATTAGGGAAAATAATTGATAACCACGTATTACAATCCTGTCCTGTCTTGGTTGCAAGTCTTGCAACGTAATCATTACCTGGATCACCATAATTACGTTTACCACCCATTGATATTCCGATTGACTTGGCTGTCATTAATCGTCTGGTCCATCCACCCTGATCCATTGGTTTCCATTCTTCCATGCTTCCGTCAATAGATATTCCAAGACTTTCTGCATCTTTAACAACAACTGTTGTTATAGTTTCTGGCGAATCTGATTTCTTTCTTCCGCTTGTGCATACACCAAACTTTATTTCATATACCGGATTAACATCTTCTTTTACTACTGCTTCTGCACTATATCCAGCAATTTTAGTATTTTCTGCCATATTTCTGCCTACCTTTCATAATAAATATCTAATTCTATTACACACTCAAAGATACCATTATCATCTGTTCCTACATCCACAGGCTCATCAACCAGCATTTTAGTGAAGAACACCTTAGTATCATTGATTGTGATATGGTTCATATCCCTAAGCATATTGTAGAGCTGTTCTGCCGTCTTCTCTGTGTCTCTGACACTGGTATTCCAGTGGACCAATATACTTACAGACTTAATACGATAAGAGCTGTTATTTAAGCCGCCTACCGCCATCTGCACAGATCTTTGCTTGTTATTATTGTAAACACCTATGCTCTTATTCTTTTTGTCGTCTAATTTTCCGCAATACACGTTAGTATTGTCTGCAATACCAAGACCTGCTATATAATCTCTTACATCACCTATTCCTAACATCATAACCCCGCATTCTTTTTATAAAACTTTCCAAATGCTTTAGGTGCAAAATCCTGCTTTTTACCACCTTTCATATAATCATCAAGCCATCTGCCTTTAGCATTTGCATTACCCTCGTGCCTCTTACCGCTTTCATCAGTCCAAGGTGACTGGTGGAAGTTGTATTCCGGATGATAGTACAATCTTCTTGCATAAGGCGTGCTTGATATAAGCCCCACCTTACCATTTGCAATATCCTGTGTATATACAAATGTGCTCTCATTCTGTAATGTACCTGTATCTCTAGGCATTACTTGCCTTTGAACAACATCTGCATGTATAGCTTGTGCAGTCTGTGCCAATGACACCTGTGCCGCTGCCGTAAGTCTTCTCACCACAGGCATATTAAGCTTTACTGTTGACTTAACATTCTTTGCCATTACATCACATCCAATCTTACATAATTAACTGTACCATCCGGATTACGGCACTTTGTACCCTTGTATATATGTCTTGTTACACCGAACACTGTTATATCACCTTTAGTAATAACAGGAAGTTCCGGTGCAATATCTCCAGGAATAAGTGCGCACCCTTCAAGCTTTATAAGCACCTTTTCTGCTGTTAATTCTGTCTTACCTCTGTCCTGATAGTTGCATAAACCATCCCATATAACAGGCTCAAGAGGCTCTCCATAGACATTCCTGCCTTCTTGCGTTATCTCAAGGTGTATTTCTGTCTTACACATGCTCTTTAATATCAAGCAAGGGTATCTCATACTCACACCCCCAGACTTAAGCAGCACAAGCCTGTCTGACAAAGCACCCGGTATGTATCACGCTTTACAGCAATTCCATTCTGCACAAGAACATTCCAACTGCTACCAAACTGCATAGATACTCCATTTACAGCATAATTCTGTAAGACACAATTAATCATGTCTTCATTCTCATACTCAAAATCAGCCATATCACAGCATACATCTATGATTATTGCCTGCTGAAACTCTGTCAGATTATCAAAGCCTCTTGATGTTATACGATTAAAAGTAAGCGAGTCGATATGACGGCTCGCCTGCTTTAATCTTCGTTCTATCTGTTCATCCAGGATAAGATTATGCTCGCTCAGGTACTGTTCTTTACTTGCATATACCATAGGCTCACGCTTCCAAGGCAGCTCTAATCTTCTTTATGATGCCTTCCTGTGATGTTGCCTGTCCGATATCTATGCCCTTACCCTTTGCAAATGCAGTTAATTCTTCAACTGTCATAGCTGTTAAATCGACTGTTCCCTGCTTTTCTGTCTTAAGTGCATTAAGTTCATCAAGTACCTTCTTATACTGCTCATATGGAACAGTCTTGCCTCTTCCATAAGCTATAACGTTGCCCTTATCATCAACAATATCATAGCCATCAGCAATATAGCGCTTCTGCTCCTGCTCCGCTATTGTATATTCCTTATTAGCTTTTACTGCCTTCATCATATGCCTCCTATTCTCCGTCTACATTCATAGCACAGCCGTCTGCCTTTTTCTCAAGTAAGAAAAGGTCGCCATAGCAACGATTCTGATAAAGGTAGCCATCTGCTGTCCTTGAATCTGTTCCTGGTGTGAAGAGCTTGATGTAGCTGTACTTATCACGACAAACTACGCAAGATGTATGAATAAGGATCATATTAATCTGCTTAGCTGTTCCAGAAGCAACACAGCCCTCTGTAAATTCATACTTTGTCTTCATTCTTGCAGATGGTACGCTCTTAAGCTTTACATCATCAAGGCTGTGTACCTTACGATTGACTGCATTAGAGCCACCTGAGACATCCATAGTTCTCTGTATTCCCTCTGCCTTCTTGGCAATCTTCATCATCTTCGGAGTAAGATAAAGGATCCTGCCTTCCTCTGGAACACCAGCCTCGTCCATAGCTTCCATCATATCATCAAATACATCTAAGAAGTTAGCAACTGTAATAGCTGTTGTGTTGATATTGCCCGCCTTATATGTATTAAGCTCTGAATAAAGCTTAGAGAATCTGTAGCTATCCTTTTCAGGAATAGCCTGCTCTGTTTCAAATGTGTTCTGAATGTTAGCAACTGATAATGTTAAATTAGTCTCATCAATATCCATTGGATCCACAAAGAACTCTATATCTCTATCGTGAGATAACTTCTTTGGCTCCCAGTCATTGCTTAATGTACCAGCATTAAAGCCTGGTGTTCTTGTGTGGTCTTTATAACCACTTACTGTCATTCTTGGTAACTTGATTGTCTGTGCATTGATAAATGTTACCTGTGGATTAGACTGTGTTAAATCGTCTGAGCACAGCTCCTTTGCGTACTTCTGCTGTAAAAGCTGTGTAAATTTTTCTGCATACTCATATACTGACATATAGTTTTACCTCTCTTTTCTTATAGTCCGAAGGCTCTCTTAAGAGCCTCTTCATTTGCCTGGTTAGTGTTGCCGCCTCCTGGTCCTCCTATCTGGAATCCACCATTGCTATCTGTCGCCGGCTTAAGCGCTGGTACATCCTTAAGAACCTGTTCAATTGCAGCTTTAACATTGTCCTCTGATATCTTTCCATCTGTACCCTTTGCCTTGCTGAAATCAGCCATCTTTAGCACATATGGTACTGTCTTGGCTTCTATGCCAAGTGTTATAGCTACCTGTGTAGCCGCAAGCTCTATACGAACTTTTTCCGCTTCCTGATTAGCTGCTGCCACCTGATTCTGTAGCTGTGCTGTATCATTCTGCTGTTGTGCTGTCTGCTGTGCCTTATTCTCCTTGAATGTCGCTATAGCCTGGCTAACTTCATCCTCTGATAGTCCCTGCTGCTGGAAATAGCTCTTAAGCACTGCATTTTCTTTCTTAGTTGTGGCAGTATTTACTATCTCCTGAATCTTGTCATAGTCAATTCCAGCTGAACCCTGACTATTCTGCCCTGCCGCATTGTTATTAGCTCCACCAGCGTTATTATCCTGACCGCCGTTATCAGCTCCGCCATCTGCGAAGAACTGTAGATTAATAGGTAATGTCTTTCTCATACCTGTCTCCTTTCCGTTTACCGCCCGTCGGCATTTTCCTAAAGTTTATTGCCATTAAGTTTTGGGCATATAAAAAGGACGTCCATTGCTGAACGTCCCAGATATCAATATGATATTATCTATTTTATTGTATTCAATACTTCTTTGAGCTTATTCACTATAGACCTTTGTCTTGAATATAACATATATATAGTTGCTGCAGATTCGTCATTATCTATAAGAGATTCACCCTCCGCAAATGCTGTCTGAACAAATCCTAATGTTGCTGTTGTCTGTTCCAGTTCATACAAAGCATTCTCAAAATCAATTTTAGCAGACATATTACACCTCCATATTCATCTGTGCGTTAGTGTTCTGTATCTGTTCTTTCAGAACCACAGGCAACCTATAACCTTCAATTATGGCTATTGCTGTATCACACTGTCTACGCTTGATTGACTTGTAGGAAGTAACCTGAAACTGTCTCTTCAGCTCTCTGTATATATCTGTGTATACCTTACCACTCAAAGACTTATCGTGGTAGGCATTACTATCTTTACCACCTAAGGCACGAGTTCCAACCTTACGAACTGCTGTTGTAATTCTGTCACATTCAATATTCATCAGTGGCATATCCTGCTTAAAGTCTTCCAGCTCCTGCTTAACTTCGTCTATCTTATCATTAACTTCAAGTATTGCCTGGCTCTGTAACTGGAGCTGTTCTAATGCTGTACGTGGCTTGCTGTGCTGTATATGTTCTTCCATATCGTGAAAACGGTTAATGTATCTTGCTGTAAATTCTGTTCCCTTTGTGCCTGTAAGCTTATGTGCTATAAATTCACAGCCTTTCTTGGTTACATTGTAGCAAGGCAAAGCTCGTCCAGTACTATCCTTATATGTACTTTCCGTAAAGAAATCACTCAACGCAATTTTGCTTTCAGCTAATTGCTCTGAATATCTACGGATATCGCGTATCAAATCAGTATGTCTTTTATTTACCATTTCTGCTACTTCAACACTTGTAATTGTCTGTTCAATCTGTATCATTTCAATTATCTCCTTTTAAATTTGCTTGAAAGAAGTTCCCCAAAATGATATGATATATTTATCAGTGGGAAACCTCTGTATTTAAAGGATTAGTTGTGTGGGTCGCCAAACTTTCAACAACTAATCTTTTTTAATTTCTGACTTTAATTTCTGAATACCCCGGCGGATAGCTTCTGCCTTTTCAACTTTTTCCTGTTCACAATATTTTTGTATAATTTGTGAATGTTCATTATCTAAACGAATGGTTATCCTATCCGATTTGGGATTATCAGACTTCGGTCTTCCTGTTCGTGGACTCATATTCTCACCTCACTTTTTGTCTGCCACTAAATTGATTATAATTGTTGTCTGCCAATAAGTCAAGAGGTTTTTAAATTATTTTCGATATATCGTAAATTCACAGTATCACAGTTTCTTAACCTTGTAAACCCCTGTTATTTCCTGTGTTTTTTACAGTTTATATTTTTTTATCTAAATATTAATAATTAAAAATTTAGCAAGATACGCATAATGTAATACACTATAAAAATACTGCCATTTTATAAATTTTATTAAATAATTATTATTGCAGCCTACCTCTGCAATCAAAAAAGACGCAGCCTTTCGCCACGTCTAATGTCACTTTCGGGGACGTTAGGAACTTTTCCTAACAGTACTTCTCCCCTGTATTCAATTAAATGTTGCATATGTTCCTTTCCTAAATTGGGTATAAAAATACCACCAATCTTTCGACTGGTGGCTGTTACTTGTTTTCTTTTATTTCTGCTTTATCTTCATTATTGCTTTCTGCCTTTATTGGTCCTTTTTCCAATAATGCAATCAATTCATCAATTGTCATTCCCGGTTTTCCATCTAATATACCATCCATTGAAACACCTCCTGCCTCAATATTACCCTCTCTGTATGCCAACAGAATAGCATTTTTTTAAAAACAAATCAATACACTTATTAATATTATCACTATATTTTTCCTGACACTCTCTCATCAATTCAACCGCTCCATTATAATCAAAATGTTCTCCTTTTGAAATATATCGTACATCTCCTTGATTTGTCACAATGGTCATAGTTTTTATTGTGTCGTGTCTCATAAATACTCCAATATCATTTGCTGAAAAATCTGTTAATCCAGGATGGTTGTGACATAATACCAAAGACTTATCTTTTGCCGAATGCAATAAATGAAACATATCTGAATCAGAATATACATCTACCTCATGCCTTCCACCTTTTATAAATTTAGTTTTTTTATTTGTTATTAAATCTACTACACATGCAACTTCATTACTGTTATTTTCATCTCTCGCAACTTTAAGTAAGTCCTTATGTACCTCTTTTATAAATTTATTATTATCAGAAGTAAAGCCCTTAGGATTAATTTCATTTACTTTATCTATTGCCTGCTCCGTTATTATAACCTTTTTGCCTCTATTTTTCTGTTTTAATACTTCATTTTCCCACTGTTCCTTTCTAGCCGCATACATCTTACGGTTGTCCTTATCTAATGAGTACTTAGCCAACCTGTCAAACTGTTCAACCATTCTGCCAGCATATTGCTGTTTCTGGTCCTGTCTGTAATCTTCTTTGACCTTTTCCAGTTCTTTCTTGGTAAACTTGCTATCCGGCTCTTCGTCAAGCTCTGGGAAGTATGTTGTATGTATATCTTTACAGTTTGGATGATAAAGCCCTGCTGCCATAGCAGATGACATAAGCGGATAAGGACCATCAGATGCCTTACCGCCACTCCATACATCATCTATAAGCACCTTTCCAACAAATGGAAGGCACTTAGGACAGGCATTAGCACGCTTATTCATAATAACTGTACTAATTCCCCAGGACTGTCTCATCTCTCCCTCTCCGGTTAGATATGCACGCTTATTGGCTGTCTGAATTGCCATCTTAGCATAATCTTTCATAGTATGCCTTGCGCCATTCGCATATTCAATACAGTTGATACCTGCTTTAAGGAAATCCTTTGTCGCCATATCAACCGCTTTCTCATATGTTCCTGCACCCGTATTCGCATACACCTGAGCATTGAATATTATCTGCCGGTATTTATCTTCCGACATTCTAAGCATTGCTTTTTCTGCCCTGTCAAAATCTGACTTCGTAGCTTTAATCAGGGCATTAAGCTTTCTTGTGTTAAGCTTGAAAAAAGCACCCTCAGTGCCTTGTGACACCTTGGATGCTTTTAATCCCTTTTTCAATGCTCTTAATATCTTCTGTTCCTGCTCTGTGCCGCCTGTCTGCCTTGCTGTAAATATCATTGCATCAATTGAACTGTTTATATCGCTGAATCTGCCCGCAAAACGTGTCTTGTTATCTGCTTTATATTTTTCTAAGGCTTTAAGCTGTTCTACCTGCCATTGTGTCCAGTTGAATCCAAGTTCATCTTCTTCCGCTCTGTGTCTGTCAAGATTTCGTATCATAGAAGCAATCAGCTCATCTTCTATGGCTCTAAAGGCTTTCTCTATGTCATAATCTGTGTTAAGTGCCATAAGCTACCTCACTTGTTATCAAAACCTGTGAAACTGTTATCAGCGCCATCAACTGAGAAGCCATCTGCCTGCATATTAAGTGCCGGCTCTTCCATATCAGATATACCCTGCTCAGCCTTAAGCCTTGCTATCTCTTCCTGCTTCCATTCATCATCCTTGGTATCTCCATACAACTCATTAACAGATGCCTCTATGCTCATAATGCCGCCCTGCTTAGCCTTGCTTACTGTCTCAACCTGACTTTCAAAGGATGGGTTAGCATATTCGCCAAATGTCACATCAATATCTATATCCTTAATAGCTGTCTTATTAAGCGTGTCTATGGCATTAAATGTTGCTGTAACCAGCTTAGGAAGAACTTTCTGAAGCTGCTCTACAATGTTATTTCTGCTGTAAAGCGTTGCTTTCTCTTTCTCTCTCTGTGCCTCTGCATTATCCAGCTTCTTAACATCTATGCCTAATGTTGATGGGCTCATAATCCCCTGTAAACAAAGATCCAGCGCTGTGATATATGTTGCAAGATAGCTTTCGTGTGGGATATTGCCCTGTACAAGCTCTATCTTATTAACTGTACCTTCTGCCATGCTGCCATCTATTTGTATATATGCATTATCAAAAGCATTAGGCTTTAGCACTTTTCCATCCAGCGGATTCCTTGGTAGCATATTCTCCGGTATATATTCCTTTGTCCTATTCTTCCTTAATGCATCCATCCATTGTGACCATGCTTCATCCAGCGCATCGAAGTTATCTATCTTTGCATCAAATATGCTCTTGCCTCGTCCTTTATACTTGGCTGACTTATAAAACATAATAGGAACAGCCATTATAAACTTGTCATTCCAGGTAACATCACTAAGATGTGCCAGCTCCGGTATAACACTTAAATCATATTCCCTGCCGCCTCTTGTAAGCTCATAATGTATGTAGCCTATGCCATAATGTTCAAGTAATACATATTCCTGTCTCTGCACGTTATACACAGTCTTAAACACTATCTCCTTAACTCTTCCCCTGTCCTTGATAATCTCTGTCTTATCACCAGAGTAGAATTCCAATATAGGATACTTGCTAAGGTTCGTATCGAACGATATCTTGAATGCTCCATCACCGATATAAAGTGTTTCTGTTATTGCCTGCTTAACAAGCTCAATGAAATCATTTTCCTCTGCTATCTTATCCCATTCTGTCTGCCTGCTGCCAGCATCTATTAAATTCATATCATCTGTTACTATACTGGCCAGCATATCGCATAACATAGCAGGGAGACCTACGTGTATCTTTCTTATCTCCATACCTATTGTACAGGATGCAGACCAGAACCTTGTCTTGTCACCATCTATCTGGCTGTATAGCTGTGACAGTTCTTCACTCTCACCTCTGTACCATATCTGGTTCTTTATGGCATTTCCCTCGTAATCAAGAGTTTCCTGTATGCTTATGGATCCATTAACAGCCGGCTGGATGTGCAGCCACGTTCTTATTCCTGTTTTTATCTTCTCTGCCATACTTGTAAATATGTTCACCTCTCTCACTCTCCTATCTGGAATTATGTCTTATTCTCTATACCTATCCTGCTTCGATAAGGAATCCAGCCATACTGTACGCTGTTTACCATATGGTCATTGCCATCCTCAGGCTCACAGTCCTTATCTTCAAGCCACGAATACGTTTCTAACTCTGTCTTGTAATTCGTGCACGTATCGACAATATAAAAGCTTGGCTCTCTGCCCTTCTTATCATTAAAGGACATCCAGCCAAGCTGTAAGTTAATTCTATCTATTATGGTTACTTTCTTATACGCATTGTTAAATATATACTGGCAGTCAATGTGTTCTCTCTTGTACTTGGCAAACTCTGTTATCGTTGCCTGATCAGCATTATCTATAAACACATTCTTTGACATTCCACCCCATTCTTTTCTGTTACGCTCCAGGAAGTCAATGTAATTCCTTACCGTATCAGACGGAGCTATTGGTATATCAAGTTTTGCATTGTTATACACCTTTTCATCCAGCACTATCAGCTTGCCCTTGTTGGTTATTCCCATAAATGACATAGCAATCGTATCCGGACTCTTGGTTGAATAAGCTGTATCAAGTCCGCTGGTGAATATTATGAAATATTCGCCCTGCATTTCATCAACCTCACGTCTGATGTATGACTTTGCCTGCTCTCTGGTAATGATATGCCTATTGCAGAAATTAGAAAAGACAAGACCGGTAGCCTTGCCTCGTAATCCCAATATCTTATTCTTGTATATCTTAGTACCCGGCGGATAACTTAATTTCTTCTGTTGTATCTTCTCAGGTGTCATAGATATGTTATCTATCATCCTGAAGAACCAATATACCCAGTTCTTAATAGGCTCACATCCTTTCAGATCTTTCCATATTTCTTCCGGTACGTCTGCCTTGTACTTATCAATCGGTCTTGCGTGATTGATGTACTCTGAATATATTGGCAGCGTAGGTGCATCTGGATTAAGTGTACCTACAAAGTATTCAGAACGTCCGAATATCTCTCGTATGAAGTCTATGTTAGCTGTATTGCACTCATCTACCCACACACATCCAAACTGTGAACCCAAGGCATTCTTCCATTTGCTGGCATTATCGTAACCGAGAACATATATTATCTTAGTACTGCTGCCAGCTTTGAATTTAATATGTGGAAGTTTATTCTCTTTATCACCATTACCACAGTATTCAAGATTGGGAAATATCTGCAGCAATCCCATATCAGCATTTATTATATTCTTCTCAATAACACCTGTTGTATTACCGGCTATAACATGCAGCTTCATATCTGATTCAGCTACATTCATAATGAACTTAACAGCTACTGTTGTTGTCTTTCCGGATGCAGTTGAACCCTCTAAGAACTCTGCTCTTGCAGGTGTGTCTATGTAATCCCAGTACTTATCACTTAGAAGCATCCGGCTCACCCCTTGCTTTACGCTGTGATAACAGCTCTGCCAGTTCGCTCCTGGTTGTATCGTTAACATTAGCCTCTATCTTCTCAGTAAATATTCCCAGATGTTTACCAAGCAGTTCCAATGCCCGAACCTTATCGAAAGATTTCACTTCCAGTCCATCTCTGTTCTTCTGTAAGTTCATCTGTCAGTACCGGCTCTACTGTCCTATACATTATAGGCTTGCCATCTTCATCTAGAACATCAACCAGCACTCCATCAACTTCTGTCTGCATCTTTTTCTCTACTACACGGGAATAGTCCGCATTATTAGAAAAAGCTATCAAGGCCAGCTCCTTGATAACTCTCTCCTGGGTTATCTCTGTACTCCTTGATAGCTCTTTTTGTCTTTTTGCTATATATTCCTGCACCTTAACATTTCTTAACAGTCTTGATGCTGTCTGTTCTGCTGTTTTCGGTGAATACCCTGCCCTGATAGCTGCCTGTGTGGCATTAAGGTCTATAAGGTATTCTTCACAGAATCGCTTCTGTTTATCTGTTAATGCCATACAATCAGCTCCTTTTTACCTTTTTCAAATGAATAAAAGACCATGCTTTAGCAACTTTTTGTTAAAGCATAGCCTTTTTAAATGTTTCATCAATATAAAATTACTTTTTATTTTTCTTATTATAATCTTTATTAAACTCAATTATGTTACTGATAAGTTCAATTACTGATACAATAATAACTGGCATATTCACAATAACTGTATCATTATCAGTAAAATTTTCTATCATTTGATATGTTGTCGTACATATAACTGCAATATATGCAGCAATCTTCCAAGTTAAAACAGCATCATGCTTTTTATCTCTAGCATATAATTTTATAAGTCCAACAATTACTAATGTAATAATGATTATAGTTATTATTGTGGTAAATATCTTAATCAACATATTATCCATTTATTTTCCCTCCTATTAATCTACTATATCGACATACATTTTAATTTTATTAACATATAATTATAAACATGCTATAAATATTTTATAAATTTTAAGCTCCTATTTGAACTAAAATCATATAACCACAACATGCAAAAATTATTGTAACCACATTTGTAAAAATATTTATACAAATTGAACGTTTTTTTGTCTTAAATATATATTCAACATTACAAAATTTACACACCAAATGCACAACCAACGATCTTATAATTATAAACAGCAGAATAAATATAACTGTTCCATAAATAAACATGAGAAATCTCCTTGTATTATTAACTCTCATCATTACCCATCAATAAATTAGCTCCATATTTTTGTAATTCTTCCAAATAGTTTTGAACTTCATCATCTAATATTCCACTTTCTTTCATCTCTTTATAAATTTTTAGTTTATTATTATAATTTTCAAGTTCTTTATTTTCCAAATCCATTTTTCGTTCTTCTAAGTCCAACTTTTCTTCTTCAACCTCAATTCCTACAGTCTTTATTTGTTTATATATATCTATAGGATTAGGCACTTTTATATTACCTATTTCTCCACCGCTAATCACAACATATAAACCTAAAATACCTATTAATGTTTTTGAAAACTTTCCTTTATTTTTATATTTTTCCTCATCTTTTTTTGCATCATATGTCTTATCTAAATTTCTTTTACCTGAAGTAAATGAAATTACACCCTTTGAATTAAGATTAAGCATAATGGATAGTTCATTTTCTTCAACAACCTTTTTCATATAACAGTCTACACATTGCATAACCTTTGTTATAGAGGTTAAATCTATCGGTTTACTTGTATTTATATGCATCTGAAAAGAATATGCTTCACGCCAATAATATATTGGATATATCATATCTAATATATACTTTCCATATTCATTTAAATTACATATTCCCTGATATGAAGACAATACTTTCAGCAATTTTACATGTAAATTATTATAATTTATTACCTTAATAATCTTAATCTTACGTCTTTTTTTATATGGACATTTAACACTATAAATTGGTACATTTTCAATATCTATTTTTGTTGTTACTTCAATTTCATCTTCTTCACTCAAATCATTCTGTTCATAATATTCCCCAACCTCTGCAAATGCGATTTTATCATCATGAATTCCTGGAATCATAATAATATCACCTATTTTCAAATCATACATAAATTTACTACATTTACTAATTGCTTGACCTGGTCTTTTATCTCCATAAATATTTTTAATATTTTCCCTCAGTATCTCTATCTGTTCTTTTTTCATTGAACCAATATCTGTACTTAAATCTATTATATTCCACCCTAATGCTACATAATTTTCATTTAAATATTCATCAAAAAAATAACCTTTTTTTGTTCTAACCATCCAAAAACTTATATTTCCATCAACATATGGCAATTGATAATTCAATAATTCTTCAATAAATTCTTCTTTAATTTGTTCCATAATATCCCCCTATAAATTTTTATTTAATATTATATCAACAACTATCAAAAATCAACAAAATAAGACACCAGCTAATGCCAGTGCCTTACGATATGGAGGTATACACCCTTTTATTAATGTTAGGAGTAATGGTGCCAGCTCTCACCAGCACCACCGGGGATATTATTGAATTCAGACTTGCGTATGTCTGTGAAACAATACACCTTACATCTGTTCCACGATAAATATTACCACATATAAAACGAACAGAACGAACAAAACGAACAGACTTTTATTTTTCTTTCAAAAATCTTTCAACAGCCATCCTGCATCCATCTGCAGTATAATGCTTCCCCATACTGTGTGCAACTTTTATCCAGGAATATTTGTTAATGTATCTGTACGTAATCATCCTCCTCATAGTGCTGCTCTTTATCTGGTATATGTAATGCTCTGCAAGTGCTATCTGATGTTCTATCTTCTCCAGAACATCTTCCTGCTGCGACTTTCTTAACATCAATAATGCCATCTGATTATCATATTCCGAATATGGGAAGCCTTCTATCTTGAAATGCTGCTTGCCACCATTTCCGCCTGATACACTATCTATTACAGTATATCCTTCCTGCTCCATCTTACTTATCCTTTTCTCTATCTGAGATATAGATTCTTTTAATGATTCTCTCTCCTTTACCAAGTCTTCATACTGTATCAATATTTCTTTGATATTGTACTGTTCTTCCACTCACTACACCTACCTATCGCTTGTACTTCTGTTCTGTACCATCCGCCATTTTTATTGTTATTTCTAATGGATACCCTTTAGCGTTATTGCCTACACTTAAATAACGTGCCTTTATTATTTCCAATGGCTTACAATGTCCCTTTTCACAATGCTGTGCTTTAGTTTTATCATTATATTCTGTTCCACATATCTCACATATGTAATGTTTAACTTCTTTCAATATAATTACCTTCCTTTCGTCTCTCTCCACCAAGTAAAATCCCAGCCATTATTATTTAACTGCTGCCATATATGATTACCTTTGTAATATGCCTCTCCTTTACTTCCGTTCCGTCTGTAAATCTGATATATTCCTGGCTCATCTGGTTCTACATCATAACAATTATGCCACCCTCGGTTTTCCATCTTTTCTTTAAATGTCATACACTCTTCAAACTTTAACTGACCTATACATTGTTTCATAACTCTCTCATAATTATCATATCGCTTGCTATTGCTATCCTGCCTATTATGCTATATGCATTATCGTTCATTTTCATCTCCTAACTTACACCAAGGCCAAGGCTTCTGTTCAATACGTGCTTTCTCAAATGCCTTTCTTCTCATCTCTTTATCTATTCCTGCCATTAAATCCGTTGCACTATCAGCTTCGACAATATATTCAAGCTCATTTCCTACCTGATTACACATAACTACTTTATAGCCATACTTCAACAATTCACGTAGTTCTTCATTACTGCCTTGCATGCCTGTTCTTACAACTTTCTGCATATATCCTCCCCTGTTTTCTCAATAAAATTATTTAACATATCAGAATCATTTTCATCTTTGACAATATTATTATCACAGTAATCAATAGCTGCATTATACGTCTTATCCATAATTATCTTAGCATACTCTTCATCTGCATTTTCCTTTAAGTTTCTATAAAGTGCTATTGTTAATGTGTAATACTCTGCTAATATAGATATTGCTTGTCCTTCTGCTTCTACGCTTCCCTTATCACACTTAATCATTTAACTGTCTCCTTTCATACTCCTCTGATTGTCTGCTTATCTCTTCCTGGTTCAACCACTCCTCATAAGAACAGCCCTGCTCCTGTGCTATCTTCCAGCGCTCTCGTTTCCTAATTTCCTGTTCTTCAAGATGTTTTAAACTAAAAGCCTCTTCATACAGATTATTAATTATATTGGTAAATATCTTAACAATTCTTTCACTCTCTGTAAGATCGTTCTGCAGTCCGGCTTTTTCTTCTCTTTTCTTATTCAGTTTATCAATATACTTGTCACATTCCTTACTTGTAATATAGTCCGCAGCATACCAGTCATTAATATTATCTTCGTTGTAACATTTTTCTCCCTTAACAGTTACATATATGTTATCAACCTTTGCGCGTTCTTTCTCAGCCTTAGGTTTATACTTATCCCTAACCTTTTCTATTTCTTTTGCAACTTTTTTAATCGCTTTGATTTTCTCTGTCATATATTACCTTTCTAAGCATATTCTTTAATCCCTTTATTTTCACAGAATCTATGCACAATCTCATTTACGATACATTGATACTCAACTTTTGCCTCTGTATCCTTGGCAATATCATAAACCCGCACATGTGCATACTGCTGCATAAGTTCCTCATCCGTGCAAGTGTTAATATAACTTTCGTTATATCCGGTTGGCAGTTCCATCCAGGCATTAACATATAGATCATTATTAAGGCAGGGAACACCATCATATGTGTAAAATGTTGTTCCGTTTTCATCACATACACAATATCCAATCATAGGCGTGTTATAACCCTGAAAGGAAAGCAATACCGGTCTGCTGTCTCCTGGTAACAATTCATCTATTGAATTCCATATCATCATCTTCTTACCTCCGCATCATTAATATCCGTCTTTCTGGTTCCATCGTGATTATATTCATTATTCAACTTGCAAAAGCTGCATTTATCCTCTGATACGCAATACAACTTATCCAACGCCCTGCATTCCTGCTGTTTAAGATTAATAAATATACAATTAATTTGTATCATTCTCTGTTCTCCTTCTTAATCTCTTCTGTGCTCTCCTGTATGCCCTGCAACGCTTCTGACAATACTCCAGCTCTGTAAGCTCCAAATCCTTATTCCTGCGGTATCTGTAAGCATTACAGCCTATACATTTATGTAAGTTACCATACTCATCTATATCAGCTCCGAAAATATACCTGATTATACTTGTTATATACATTGCTATAAGCAATATGGCAAACACCACACTAAACATAACCAGCGCACCTATAAATGCTGCTACAACAATGGCTGCTGCCATCATAAGAATATCCATCACTTCTCACCTCTCTTTCGTTTCCTCGCTGCTATATTTATCTTTGCAACTGCAAGACCTGTCCTGGTTAACTCAGTATCATCCGTCCTTAGATTTCTTCTGTACATTTCAAGTGCCTCTGCATTATCAACCATAGCAAGATTGCTTATGTCGCAGTTATCCTTGTTTCCATCAAGGAATATAATCTTATGTCCTGGCAGTATTGGTCCGTTATGTTCCTCCCATACCTTCCTGTGTACGAACATAAAACGTTCATTCTGCGTACCTTCATCCTGCACTTTTACTTTCAGATATCCATCTGTTGTATGTGTGTATTCACCAACTTTCATTCTATTGGCTGGTGTATGCCCTTTCTTAAACATAGTCTGCTTGCATTTCTCATATATTTCGGGCGGCATATGTTTACCCTTGTTATGAGGAATATGCCCTTTAGAAAATGTTTGCATATTGCCGCTGCGTATGTTGTGAGCCTTTTTATATCCGCTGCATTGAGAAGCAGTAAACTCTATCCCAAAATGCTCTGATACCATACCTGCAATCTCTCTTACACTCCGCCCTTTTGCTATACTTCTTATGTACTCTTCCATTCCTGGTGGAAACTTGAACGAATATCCTTTAGGCACCCCGCCAGCAACACCACTTTTAATTTTATATCTTGATTTTGCTGCCTTAACCTGGCTTTCTGTAAATATAATGCCATACTTAACATCAAAGCCCTGCCTGTTAAGCTGCTCCGTAATATCTGCAGTATTCTTTCCCTTAGCATTCTCCTTTAGCCAGTCCACAGCCTCCTGTGGCCATTTCTTACTACCCATCTGCTGCCTCCTAACGTGTTTCTAACATCTCAGGTACCTTTCTCTGGCTTTCGTAACCATATTCATCCATATGCTTCATAGCTTTAAGCTGTATATCAGCATTCTTAATAATCTGTTCGCCTATCTTAGACATAGCCTCTGACCTCTTAATCTCGGTATTAAGTTCCTCACCTGTTAAATCATCATCACCTAGTTTTTCCAGTTGTGCAAATAAATGATTATTTAAGTCTGTTAATGTATTCTTCATAATTACCCTCCTAGCACTTCAAATTCTTATCAGTACTGCGTATATGAAACTCAATCTTAGTTTCAATCTTCATCTGCTCCGCTATCTCCTGCCAGGTCATATAACCACCTGCAAGAGACTCAGAATAATCACTGAATCTTTTCTTGAATGCCTTAAGCCTTTTCTCGCCAAAACCGAATTCATCTCTTAATGCATAGCAGCTCATCAGCAGTATAGTATCGAACATAGTCTGCTTAGTTTCTTCCACAAATGCCTCAACCTGCTTTCTTGATACCTTTACCGGGATGTTAGTTGCATTCCTGAAATTAAGCTCCTCTTCAAGTGCTTTTATTCCTTTCTTTTTAGCGATATTAAGCGCATAAGACATACCCTCACGTCTCGCCGCCTCTTCTTTGTAAGTTCCCATAGCTTTTTTCACCTCTTAAATATAATTTTTCATAAATACTTCCATCCACTTATCGTGACTGTACAGCTCTTCAAACTTTTTCTGTGCTATACATATAAGTTTCAGATCTGTTTCCCTGCACCTGTGAACAGCTTGCTTTCCTGTCCTGTGGTCCTCGTAGCATAGCCACACCTTAAGACCATACTTTTCAGACTGCTTCCTGTTGGCCACTCCGTGCATAATATGATGTTCTTCAAGTCCTGTGTCCGGAAGCCTTCTGAAGTCCTCTTTTTCATTCATCCGCAGCCGGCACAAGTAGCATTCTTTCGTACCCTGTAATATGCTTTCCATAAGCTCCTTTCCTCTTCCTGGTAATATGCCAGGAAGAAAATATTATCGTTAATAGTTGCTGTGATATTATGTATAGATAAATAAGTATCATGTAGATAGTTTGGGAGTATATTCCCACTCCCATTCTGATTTTATGCGGCTTTGCGCCATTATCAGAATCAATATGTAACCGGATGCTGGCACTCATACAATTCACGCTTAAGTTGTGCAATACGTCCGGACACAAGCGTTAAGTTATGTACACGCATTTCAGTATTGTGTACACTTGGCTGTGGGCTGTAAGCTATAATTGCCTGTCTTAGCCATTCCAGCTTATCAAGCTCCTTTGTTATTCTTTCCTCTTCAATTCGCATAATTCCTCCGCTTTCTTCAATTCATATTCCATCCACTTTGTAAATTCGTGCTGTTCATCAGACCAGCTTATAGCATGTCCTCTGCTTACATTCAGATACTGCTGCCATAATTCAGTATTCTTCACAGGCTTTCCATTAGCTTTCTTCCAGCCGTTCTTTTCCCATTGCTGCGGCCAGAAGTTCCGGCAGGAGTTCAACACATGCTCACATTCTGTATTTATGCATATTTCACACTTCTGCCTAAACCTCATAAGCGCATGAATAATAGCTTCTAGCGCCGCCTGATTCTCTGTAACACTCTCAATAGTCTTTTTTCCATTTCTGATAAACTCTTTGCCATTAATAACAGTCTTTATTACATACATATACGTTGCCCGCTTTCTTACTGCTGGACCTTTAGCTGTCGTCTTTATGTATACGTTTACCTTCTGCATCTTTCTTTCCTTTCCGGAACTTAACCTCGTAATACTTAAATCCTAGTTCTGATATACCTGAAACCTCTGAACCTGTAACCAGGTAATATCCTTTGTTCTCATATTTTCTTATTGTGCTTTTTCTTGCCTTATCAGCAAATGTATTAGCATTAACTATCTTCTTGATCACAACCGGCTTTTTTAAATTACGTGATGGATTCCATCTTCTGCCCACCTTCCCGGTTGCATCCTCTGTCTTTTTGTAATACTTGATAAAATATTCTGCTATTCGTGTATAATCGTTGTCACTATCAAGAGGCTTCACATCCACGTAACCTTTTCCCCAGCATTTTTTTAATATCTGGATATCACATATATCCATAATCATATGAATGTGATGGGCGCCCTTCTTACCAATCTCTTTGACATATATATATTTAACATTGGGTACTGCTTTGCGTAACTTTTTTAACAGGTTGCGTATATCTACATTCATATCATCAGGTGTAGGAGGTCTGCTATCCCTGGCATATGTATATGTCACCAGCATACCTGTATCATCTCTCCAGTTAGTGTTCATCAGTCCTGCTAACTTTCTTGTTGCCGCTCTGGTATTAATCGCTCTCTGGACTTCTGTTGTTGGCTTTTCCCTGCCCTCTCTTCTTTCACCCTTACAGTTATACCTTAGTGTGTGATATCTCCTTATCGTTACAACGCTACCTGCCACACATATCTCTTTTACATATGGCATATGAAAATGTTCTCCCTGGTTCTTAAGTTAATTATTTCAATCAAGTGTTTATGGGGCTTGAACCCCATTTAAAAAATTGATAATTTAACACTTGAATCAGCACTTTTTAAGTCAGTAATTTGTCGTATTTTATTTGATTTTTCTTGACTAAAATATTTATATGGAATATAATTCATATTAAAGTCATTGATGACTTTCTCTCTGGTTTGAGCTGCTGCCCGGCAGCTCTTTTTTTATTGCCTTTTTTATACTTTTACTCTGTTTTTTCTTCTGTTACTTTATGTCCCCTGCGTATATGAATACGTTCATTGCCATCAAGGAACAGATTGTAAGCAACATCACCATATTTAATCGTTACCTTATCCAGCTTTCCCTTCATTAGAGGTCTTACAGAGGACTGTAATATACTTCCTATCTCTTCATTAGTCGCAAGCTCTAAGCACCTGTCTTCTGAGTTGCGTACTCTTCTTTCAACATTCCACCAGGCAGATGCTCCCTGGCACTTACATTTTTTTGTAGCTTCCTCTTCCAGGTAAGCTTCCCATTCTTCCGGATTATTCTCATAATCTTCTGCCACTACATCATCAATCTGTAACATAGTCTGCTGCTTACAGTAGCGGCAGTAACCTATATATTGTCCTTTGCTCATCTTTACCCTTTCTATATGTCCAAATACTTTTCATACACTAATATTGATGTTTTTTATTAAGCTGCGGCGAGATAGTAACACTAACAACACCGCAGCTCTTTTATATATTTCTTAATCTGTAATCACCTATTGGGACACCTGCTTTACACTCCAACCTGTGAAGCCTTAACATCCACTTGGATGCATCTTCGATTCTTCCATCTGCAATAGCTGCATTGATTCTCTTGTTAAATGCAATTATTTCCCCGGTTATCCTCATTGTTTTATTTTCTCCTTTATCGTTTTCTGCTTAATAACACTTCTGGCATATCTTTGAGCTGCTTCCTTAAGATCAGCAACTGCTCTAGCCCTTTCGTCCTCTGACAGTTGTGGTGAATGCACATTCACAACACACCCATCAGGGAATACTGTTGTTTTTAAATCGTATTTCATACATACCACCTCTTATGCTTATACTTACTGTCTTATATGCTTTAGCTGATTGTCCTGATTACTGCTTTTAATCGCAATATGATATGTGACAATGTGGACAGCCTGTTATTAATGTTGAGCTGGCTTCTTCTACTGAAATTCCAGTTTTATATCCGTCATGGTTAATCTGCGCATAAATATCATTATTGCAACTCCAACATTTTCCACTTTCTGGTGCAAAGTGTGGATATCCATTCTCTTTGCAATACTTATCCTGTGCCGCTCTTGCTTCACTTGAATTAAAATGCTCCATAATATCACCTCTTCTTATCATCTCTGCATAAAACTAATATTGTTATGCAGATGATTGTTGTTATTGCTACTGCTGTTGTGTTCATATCTTCTCCTCTTTATGGTCTTGTATCCACATCAATAAGACTTTCTGTATGAAAATACATCTTGTAATGATATGGGTCTGAATGTGTTCCTGTTATATCCTCAACAACATACATTGTGTAATCATTGAGATATATGTAATTCTTTCTGTATTCATCTGCGCCAGTTTTAACCGTACATACAAGTTCATTTTCACTATCATTGCTTATGCTTATATAGCCTTCTGCTTCCATAATGATTTTATCTGTACGTGCGTTGTATACTGTTATTTTTCGTTCACACTCAAAATAATCTGCCTGCTTTGACATATTGTAATTAACTTTATCTGCTTCACTACAACCTGTCATTGTTAATGATGCACCTAATATTAAAGCTGCTATTATTGTGTTTTTTCTCTTTATCATTCTTCACTCCTTAAGCTGATCTCATCTATCTGTGGTAACTACAAAGTTAAGTAAATGTATATTTACTCTCTCTAACAAGTCCTGAGCTTCTCGGATTGTTAACCCTTCTAATGCTTTAACAATCTGAGTAGCTCTTTTAGCACTTTCACCAGTAAATAACTTGCCATCTACTATTAATTCACCTGTTGTCCAATTTCTCCATTCCTGTAATCCAACAGCATTCTCTATTCTTTCAGATAAACACTCCTGCTCATTTTCCTTAGTGCCTGTTTCATTTAAAACCTCACCAACAATGTTGTCTGCCAGCTTGTCTATTAATTCATCTGTATTCTCTCTCAC